AACAATATTTTCTACAGAGATACTTGCACTTTACTTTACTACAACTATAAGACCACCAAAAAGATTGTCTATAAGAAAAAGATTCTTGACAATGGGGGGACTCGTATGGTTGAGAAGGATGACACTTTCAACCCACCTGTTGAGATGATGGAGGAAGGTCGTTTCGAGAAAGTAGAGAAGACCATTGATGTTTGGTACAACGGCATTATGGTTATGGGGACCAACATCTTGTTGAAGTGGGAGATGGCTGAGAATATGGTTCGTCCAAAGTCAGCATCTCAACACGCTCTTCCAAACTATGTTGCGGTAGCACCTCGTATGTATAAAGGCGTTATCGAATCTTTGGTTCGCAGGATGATTCCTTTTGCGGACTTGATTCAGATGACCCATTTGAAACTGCAACAAGTTATCGCAAGAGTAGTACCTGATGGTGTATTTATTGATGCGGATGGTCTTAACGAAGTAGACTTGGGTACAGGCGACGCTTATAGCCCTGAGGATGCATTGAGGCTTTACTTCCAAACAGGTAGCGTTATCGGGCGTTCTTACACACAGGACGGTGACTTTAATAATGCACGTGTCCCAATTCAGGAATTAAATAGTAACTCCGGTGCTGCAAAAACGCAGATGTTGATTGCCAATTACAATCACTACCTTGATATGATTCGTGCGGTAACGGGATTGAATGAGGCTCGTGATGGCTCAGACCCTGACCCCCATTCGTTGGTTGGCGTTCAAAAGTTGGCAGCACTCAATTCAAATACTGCTACACGTCATATCCTTGATGGTGGATTATACTTGTTCAAGTCAATATCCGAGGCACTTACCTACAGGATTGCTGACATATTGGAGTATGCAGATTTCAAGGATGACTTCGCAAATAAGATTGGCAAATTCAATGTGTCAATCCTTAATGAAATCAAGGACCTCTACATCTATGACTTTGGAATCTTTATTGATGTTTCTCCCGATGAAGAGCAAAGAGCACAACTCGAGCAGAACATTCAGATTGCTTTGCAGAAAGGTGATATCAATCTTGAGGATGCCATTGATATCCGTGAGTTGAAGAATATCAAACTTGCAAATCAATTGTTGAAACTCAAGCGGGTTAAGAAGCAAGAACGAGAAGAAAAGATGATGATGCAGAAACAAGCGATGACTGCTCAACAACAACTCAAATCTCAGGAAATGGCTGCACAGTTGGCAGTTCAGAAGATTGAGATGGAGACACGTCAGAAGATGCAACTCAAACAAGCAGAGATTGCATTCGAGATGGAGAAGATGAAGGGAGAAGCACAACTCAAGAGTCAACTGATGGCTGAAGAGTTCAATTATAATGTTCAATTAGCACAAGCATCAGGTGTTGAGTTATCTAAAAGAGAACAAGCGAGGGAAGATGCTAAGGCAAAACGAATCAGTCAGCAGAATACCGAGCAGTCTCAGTTGATAAATCAAAGGAAGTTGAACACGCCACCTTTAAACTTTGAGTCAAATGAAGACTCTCTTGATGGTTTTGATTTGGCTGAGTTCTCCCCTCGGTGAGGATAAATAATTTTTCTATTAACTTTGCATAAAAATTAAATCAAATGGAATTTAAAGTAAGAGAAGTAACAGGAGCCGAAAAAGGGGTTGCAGAAAAGGAACAAGAGTTGCTCGACAAACACGAGCAAGAATTGAACGGAGGAGCACAAGGTGCTGAAGGTGATGGTGACCAAGTAGGTCAGCCCCCTGCCGGAGACCCTACTCCCCCTGCCGGAGACCCTGTTGAACTCAAAGAGGAAGACGTTCTTTCATATATTGGAAAAAGGTACAACAAGGAAATCAAGTCTTTTGACGACTTGGTTGCTACACGTGAGAGCAATGAAGATTTGCCTGAAGACGTGGCAGCGTTCCTGAAGTACAAAAAAGATACGGGTCGTGGAATCCAAGACTACCTAAAGTTGCAGGAAGACTTTGACACTATGGACCCGGATAAAATGCTGAAGCAGTATTTCTTGGCAACTGAGGATGGTCTTGATGAAGATGACATCGAGGCTATGATGGAAGACTTCAAGTACAATGAGGACTTGGATGACGAAACAGATGTCAAGAAGGCTAAATTAGCAAAGAAAAAGGCTATTGCAAAAGCCAAGACTTACTTTACCGAGCAGAAGGAAAAGTACAAACAACCCCTTGAGTCAAGAACGGTTGGTATTCCTGAAGCAGAGAAAGAGGAGTATGAGGCTTACAAGCAATATATTCAACAGGCGAGTACCTTAAACGAAGAGCAAGAAAGAAAGCGGCAGTGGTTTCAACAGAAAACTGACGAAGTATTTGGTCAAGGATTCAAAGGTTTTGAGTTCAGTTTAAATGACCGTAAACTTGTTTTTGCTCCCGGGGATTCCACTGAGTTAAAGAAGGTCCAATCAAGTCCGATGAACTTTATCAATAAGTATTTGGATGAGAATGGTCTTATGAATGACGCAGTAGGATACCACAAGGCATTAGCCATCGCAATGAACCCCGATAAGTTCGCTAAGTTCTTTTATGAGCAGGGCTTGGCAGATGCCACAGAGGATGTGACACGCAAGATAAAAAATGTGAATATGTCTGAGCGTAAAGCACCCGAGGCAATCAATAAGGGGGGAGTGCAAATCCGAGAAGTAGACTCAGGCGTAGGTCGTGGGTTGAAAATCAAGAGTGCAAAAAGATTATAAAAAACCCTTTAACAAAACAAAAAAATGGCAGTTCTATCAACTCCCGGATATCAGTTGCAACCCTCAGCAGAGCAGGTTGCCCTATCCACCAATTACATTACTAACTTCAACTTCTTGAATCAGTATCTCCCTGATACTTATGAGAAAGAATTTGAGCGTTACGGAAACCGCACCGTTGCATCCTTCCTTCGTATGGTTGGTGCTGAGATGCCTTCTAACTCTGACCAAATCAAATGGGCAGAACAAGGTCGTCTTCACACCAAGTACGTGGATGTAACCACCACTGTTCTGACAGGTTCTGACAATGCTACCTTCACAGTCAACGACTTGGGTGTGACAGGTATCGCAATTCGTGAAGGTCAAACCGTTATGATTACCCCCAACGTAGCAGGTCCTACTCAAAACAAGGGCATCGTTACCTTAGTTAACACTTCGGCTGGCACCTTTGAGGTAGCCTTCTATGAGGCAGGTGGTATGACTAACGCCTCAGCAGCCAACAAATTCACCGTATTCATTTACGGTTCTGAATTTAAGAAAGGTACTGTTGGAATGGTTGGCTCATTGGAAGCAGAAGACGAAATCTTCAGCAACTCTCCCATCATCATCAAAGACAAGTATGCCGTTTCAGGTTCTGATATGGCTCAGATTGGATGGATTGAAGTAACCACCGAAAATGGTGCTACAGGTTACCTATGGTATTTGAAGTCAGAGCACGAGACTCGTCTCCGCTTTGAAGATTACCTTGAGACCTCTATGTTGGAAGCCGTTCCTGCTGAAACAGGTTCAGGTGTAGTTAACGCTTCGTTGAACCCTAACTACGGTAACAAAGGTTCTGAAGGCGTATTCTACGTAGTTAACTCTCGTGGTAACGTATGGGGTGCAGGTAATCCTACCACCTTGGCTGACTTCGACACAATCGTTTCTCGTCTTGATAAGCAGGGTTCTATCGAAGAGAATGTTCTTTTCGTTAACCGTGACTTCTCTTTCGACATTGACGATATGTTGGCTACCTTGAACGGTTTTAGTTCAACAGGTTCTTCCAACGCTGCTTCATTCGGTCTGTTCGACAACGATACCGATATGGCTTTGAACCTTGGCTTTAGCGGATTCCGCAGAGGTTATGACTTCTACAAGTCAGATTGGAAATATCTGAACGACCCAACTATGCGTGGTGGTCTGACCCTGTCAACTACAGGTACTTCTACCGCTAACGTCATCACAGGTATGCTCGTTCCCGCAGGTTCTACCACTGTGTATGACCAAATCCTTGGTAAGAATGCCAAGCGTCCTTTCCTTCACGTGCGTTACCGTGCGTCTGATGCTGAAGACCGCAGGTACAAAACTTGGATTACAGGTTCTGCCGGAGGTGCTGCAACAAGTGACCTTGATGCAATGGAAGTTAACTTCCTCTCTGAACGTGCCGTGTGCACTTTGGGAGCGAACAACTTCTTCCTATTCCGTTACGGAGCCTAATTCGTAGATTTTCAATGGGGGGTGTCTTCAAAGACACTCCCCTTTTTTAAATTCAAATCATATCTTATCTAAAATGAAAAAAGTAAAATTGACACCGAAAGACAGGTACTACCGTCTTCGCAACGAACTCGCACCACTGTCCTACACAATCTCAACCCGAAACACACGTAGGTATCCACTAATGTGGTATGATGAGGAAAAGAATCAGAACCGGGCTCTCCGCTACGCAGTAAACCAAAAGACCCCATTTGAGGATGAGCAAGATGGCAACCCGATTATCGAGCCAATCATCTTTGAGCGTGGCTTTTTGTTTGTCCCAAAAACCAATCCTGTACTACAGGAGTTCCTTTACTACCATCCTCAGAACAATGTTCTTTTTGAAGAAGTTGATAATGAGCGTGACGCAGTTAAGGAGGTAGAGGAATTGACCTCTGAGGTTGATGCATTGATTGCTGCACGTGAGATGAGTATTGAGCAACTTGAAACGGTTGGTCGTGTTCTCTTCCAACGTGATACCACAAAGGTTACGACTGCTGAGTTGAAGCGTGATATTCTCATCTATGCCCGTAACTATCCAACGCAGTTCCTTGAGGCTCTTGAGGACCCAATGCTGAAGCTGCAATCAAACGTCCATATCTTCTTTGATAAGGGATTTTTGGGATTCAGAAACGGGAACAAAGAGGTGTGGTACAATACCCCGACAAACAAGAAGAAGATGCTTACCGTTCCATATGGCGAAGACCCATATGTTTTGGTATCGTTGTTCCTGAAGTCTGACGAGGGTATCGAGGCTCTGAAGATGTTGGAGTTCCACTTGGAGTCCGCATAATAAGCGACATATCTTAAAACGAGAGGGGGAACAATCCCCTCTTTTTTTTATGTATATTTGTAAAAACAAAAAGGGATGATTAATTCGGTTAGAAATACTGTACTTTCCGTGGTTAATAAGAACAACTACGGGTATATTTCTCCTTCAGATTTCAACCTATATGCTCAACAGGCTCAGTTAGAAATCTTCGAGGAATATTTTTCTGAGTACAATACGCTTGTAAATAAAGAGAACTTGAGGACATCAGGGACCGGATATGCGGACCTAAAGAAGGGTGTTGAGGAAATGATTGACATATTTTCTGTCACTAACTTCTTGAGCCACAATGTATCAAATACATATTTTCTCCCATCATTGACGACAACGGGTGATGATTACTTTATGATAAATAAGGTATTATGCTATCCCGTTATCCTTGCTCAGGGTCAAAATACAAACACTGTCTTAAACTCATTGGAGGATTTAACGGCTACATTCATTGCTGATGGTGTAGCAGTTGGAGACATTGTTGCTAACCTCTCCACCGGGGCACAAGCCACTGTGGTTTCTGTGGTATCTACGACTATTCTTTTTTTGTCTGCAAACATCTTTACGGTATTTCCGCAAGACTATGCGGTCTACGACAAAAGTATTGTGAACGAGGTGGATAGAGTTAGCCACAACAAGATTACTCTTCTGACAAATTCATTGCTAACTGCACCATCAGATACATACCCTGCATATACGCAGGAGGCATCATTGATGACTATATACCCGGAGACTGTATCGAAGCAAGGTCAAATCTTGAGTCAGTACATCCGGTATCCTAAGTCTCCGAAATGGACATATGTTACACTATTAAACGGAGAACCTGCGTTTGACCAATCTCAGCCTGACTATCAGGACTTTGAGGTTCCACTTGAGGATGAGTATAGACTCATTCAGAAGATTCTTCAATACGCAGGAATATCTATTCGTGAGACTGAGGTTTATCAATTTGCCAAAGTTGAAGAGAGGGAGCAGCAGCAACAACAATAATAGATAACTATGGCTTATATATCACAGTTCGACTACTATAACAACCAAGATAATTGGGGGTCATATCAATACGTTAGCCTGTATGATATCGTCAATAATTTTATGTTGATGTATGCAGGTAACCATTCTTTGATTAATAATGAGGAGCGTTACAAGGTTTTGTTCCACGCAAAAAGAGCGATACAAGAACTAAACTACGATGCATTCAAAGAGGTTAAGGTATTGGAATTGTCTGTGTGCGATACCCTGAGATATGTGTTGCCATCTGACTACGTGAATTGGGTTCGTATCTCTTTGTACAAAGACGGTTATCTCCGTCCATTGACAGAGAACATTCAAACGCTTTCGTCAGACGCTTACCTTCAGGATAACAACTGCAACATACTGTTTGACCAAAACGGAAATATTCTCAAGCCTCAGTATTCAGAGATTGATTATGAGCGTATCAAGGGTACGAAGAAGAGTATTTACCTGAATCAAGGCAATCCTTACCACGGACAAATGGGATGGGAGATTGATGGTATATGGTACTTTGATTATGCTATTGGGGCTCGTTTTGGGTTAGAAACAGAAACCGCTAACTTTAACCCTACGTTTAACGTAGACAAAAAAGCCGGGGTAATCAATTTTGATTCCTCTATGTCAGGTGAGTTGTGTATCCTCGAGTACATATCTGATGGTATGGAAAACGGAGATGACTCTCGTGTTTCTGTAAATAAGTTATTTGAGAAGTACGTATACGCATACATAGAGTATGAGATTCTGAACCACAAACTTGGGGTTCAAGAATATATCGTGGCTCGTGCAAGGAAGGAGAGAGGGGCGTTACTGCGTAATGCTAAGATTCGTTTAAGTAATATTCATCCCGGACGTTTGCTTATGAACTTACGGGGAAGAGATAAGTGGATAAAGTAATATGGCAAATATCTCAAGAAACTTTGTAGCAGGTAGGATGAACAAGGCGGTTGATGAACGCCTCATCCCCAATGGAGAATACATTGATGCACTCAATTGCCGATTAGGTTCGAGCGAGGAGTCTGAGATTGGTGCTATTGAAAATGCAAAAGGCAATCTTCCATTGACCACTCTTGTATACCCACCTACAGGTCAGGCATTAAGTGCTGCTGCAAGGTGTATTGGTGCTTTTCAGGATGGGGCAAATGAAACTATCTATTGGTTTGTTCACGACCCTGCCTTTACTCAGGGTGCTACAGGGAAACTTGACTTAGTTGTTTCTTTCAATACAGAGACAAATGTATTGACCTACCATCTTATAAGCATAGACGATGGTGACAATATCAATACCACTTTGAATTTTAATCCACAATACCTCATCACAGGTGTAAATGTTGTTGATTCAAATGAAGAGGGATTATTGTTTTGGACCGATGATTATAATCAGCCAAGGTTCATAAACATATCAAGAACATACTCTTCTCCTTTGGTGTTTGTTGACCAATTTACAGATGAGCAGATTTTAGTAATTAAGAAGCCACCAATTCAGGCTCCTACTATTCAGCCTCTTACCACAGGTGGTCAGCAAAACTTTTTAGAAGAGAGATTTATTTGCTTCGCATACAGATACCGTTACGAGGATGATGAGTATTCTGCGATATCTCAATTTACTGCTCCTGCATTTCTGCCAAACCCGTTTAGTTTTAGCGTAAATAGTTTCCTGAACGAGGGGATGGTGAATATAGCGAACACCACGATTATAAATTATTTTTCGGGGGGTCCTCTTGTAAAAGGCATTGACCTTTTATTTAAAGAGGCGGGTAGCAATGTGATAAAAGTTATTGAGAAACTGAACAAGGCTGACTTGGGGTTGCCTGACAACACCACGCTTCAGTACACGTTTACAAATAGCAAGATATACACCGTACTCCCTGAGTCTGAGTTGCTACGTCTTTATGACAATGTTCCGCTACTTGCCAAGGCTCAGACCATAATGGGTAATCGTCTTGTATATGGCAATTATGTTGAGGGATATGACTTGATTGATAAGTTTGACAATCCAATTCGACTCAACTACACAACATCATTAATCTCTGAAGAGATAAACAATGAGCAATTAACCGATTCAACGGCAAGTGGTTCGTATACTATCAATGGGTCTCAAACCATTCCACAGGCAAGATTTACAGTTGACCTTACCCCTGTTGCTACTGAGTTGAATGCAGGGGCACAATTGAATATTGCAATACGTGTTACTCACGCTCTTTGGTCGGGAAGCAGTCCATCGCCTACTGAGACAACTCAGAGTGTGCAGATTGATTGGTCTTTTACTCTCCCGGTTGACTATGCATCTGTATACGCATTGGCTACAAGTCCTGAATTTCTTGATGCCGTTGGTACTGCTGCTAATATCAAGCCTGTATATGACCCAACTCCGGGCAACCCAACCTCGTGTGATGGGTTCACTTTTACTGATATTTTCAACTGTGCATTACCAAACAACTTAACGGGTAGTACACCTGTAACAAAGTTTGAGAGTGGTATATCATTGCCGGGTCAGCCTATCCTTGTAGTATCTACACCTGCAAGTAACATCATTCAGTTTCAGGTTCCTGCAATGAGATATGTTGGAGATGTAAACAACCCAACTACTTACAGTGCATATGAATACTACAACATATCTTTTGGTGAAGCGTTTTGGTCAGGGTTAGCAACTCCACCAAGCCTACACAGTAACAGAGGATACGAGATTGGTATTGTCTATATGGATGAATACCTACGTGCATCAACTGCATTAGTCAGCGAGGACAATACTGTCCACGTTCCTTGTGGTTTTTGTGACAGACAGAATCAGATTCGTGTAACCATCCCCACAACTCAACGTGCTCCATATTGGGCAAAGCGATACAAGTTTGTAATCAAGGCTGACAGGGAGAACTATGAGACAGTGTACGCAAGTCTTTTCTTTCGTGACCCAAACACAAATAACGTATACATATTATTGGAAGGGGAGAACTCCCGAAAAGTGGAGACGGGTGATAGATTAATTGTAAAAGCAGATACGGCAGGTCCTGCTCAAAACTGTATATATACCACGGTACTTGAAAAAGAAGCGAAGCAAAGAGGGTTCTTAGAAATACCAAACCCCCTGAACCCAAGTGAAAACTTAGAGGTTCCGGCAGGGGTTTATATGAAAATAAACCCGAGTAATCTTACTTTAACCCAAGACCCATTATCATATATAACTCAGTCTGCCGAGCGTACTGCAAGTGGTGCAAGTAACTACCCTATAGCAGGTGTCCTTGTTAATAGGCTTGACTCCGGAACAAGTTTATATGCTGATTATGATATCCCTGCGGGTAGCCGGATAAGATTAAACTTCAAGTTTGAAAGAAGGGGAAGCGGTGATGGTAATAACGCTTGTGAAAAACGTATTTACACATTGGACAAAACGCTTTTTGCTTCTGCGTCTTACAACAATTTTAAAGATTGGTGGGATGGAGATAATGTGGAGTTAGTCATTACACAAGGAACTCAGGATGTTGGTGCGGGAGGTTGTGCTATTGGCAATACATACGACTCGTCACTATCTACTACATATCCCGGTATCGTTGGAGATTATTGCAACAATAGATATAGGTTCTATAGGAATACAGTTAATAATGCTCTTTTTTTGATGGTGAGTGGCACAAGGGCTTGTGGAACATCTGCTAAAAAGAAGTCCAAGGTATCATTACAAATTGAAGTATTCAGGGCTGATAATACCTTGATTTTTGAAACGGAGCCACAGGACACTTTGCCTGATGTGTTTTATGAGAACAACTTGTCGTTTGAAGTTGGACCAAATGGTGAGCATTTTGGTAACGTAACCAATCAGAATTTTATCACCGGAACTGCGGGTGTTGTTGATACTCAGTTTTTCAACTGCTATGCTTTTGGTAATGGTGCTGAATCATATAAGATTAGAGACTCACTTGTTGGGAAAACATTCAACCTCGGGAACAGAACAACCTCTGTCGCTGCTCAAGATTATAAACAAGCAGACAGATTTGCCGACCTGACGTATAGTGGTGTTTATAATGACGAGAGCAATGTAAACAGATTGAATGAGTTCAACCTTGGATTGCTGAACTTTAAACCACTTGAGGATTCATTTGGTCCAATCACTTTGATTGATGGTCGTGAGACAGATATTCTTGTTCTTCAAGAGGACAAGGTTTCATATGTATTGGCGGGTAAGAACTTATTGTCAGATGCTGCTGCCGGAGGTGCTATCACTTCTGTCCCTGAGGTATTGGGAACTCAGATTGCACGTATAGAAAACTTTGGCAACAGTTTCCATCCTGAGAGTTATGCAAAGTGGGGAGAGGATAAATTCTTTACTGATGCGAAGCGTGGTGCGGTTATCCAATTGAAAGGAGATGCATACAACAATGAAAGATTGTTTGTCATATCTGAAGCGGGTATGCGTCCTTGGTTCCGAGATTTGTTTATTGAATCATTAAACACTCAGAAACTTGGCGGGTACGACCCATATATGACAGAGTATGTATTGACGAATAATGACATACCTACGCCTGTCCCTCAAGAGTGTATAGGTTGTAATACACCTCAAGTATTTACGTTTGAGGTTCCATCGGTTGTAAGATATTGCGTTAACGTAGGTACATTGGTTGGTCCTTTCGATGTATTATGGAATCCATATTTACTGTCTCCCGGGGCTTCATTCATAGTACAAGCAACTTATGATGGAGTGACCTACGGAACAGGAGTCATTACGGGGGCAGGTGGTCTTACTATTCAAAAGAATACAATAAGCCCTACCACTGTTGATATCGAACTCATTCCTATTAGTGGTGCGATAACAATGCAGGTTGAAGTTACTTGTCCTCAACCGAGCACTCTTGAAATAATTGAAGTAGTGGTCACCAACGATTCAGATGGTGGCAAATACATACACGCAGAGTATGGGTATACCGATACTCCGTATGTAAGTCCAATCACTTCAAATTTGATTACCTTCTCATCAGGCACTGCTAACCCATTGGTTTCTTGGTATAATTCTCTTACCGGATTTCAAGGTGCAGGTAGTGTACCATTGAATGGCTCTACTGTGAGAATGTATTCAAACAAAATAGGGTTTGATGATTTCAACTTTGACCCTGCGTTTAACAGTTTCAAATGGCTTCGTACAAATACTGCATATGCCAATAACCCTATTGATATATCAGCGTTGCTTGGAGCAGCAAATACTGCGACTCCTATACTTGGAGCAACCCCAACATACTACGCAGATTTCTTGATGCCAATATCAACAGATAGTAAACTGTATCTGATATGGGATTTGAGAACTCCTGTTCCTACTGAACTCTGTTATTCAGATATAGACATATCTGATGCTTGTTGCGGATGCGAAGAGTGTACTGAATTGTGCTCATTATATGACATAACATCTACACTTGGCGGGGCTATTCAGTACATTGACTGCTTCGGTGCAGCCCCTATTCAAACAGATATTCCACCGGGTGTGCCAATACAGATATGCTCTGCATCAGTTCCAATTGTACTTAGTGGAACAGTTAATGTGTCATTCATTCAATGTGGATGTCCTACATAAAATAAAATTATGGCTACAAGCGGAACATATTATTTAAACGGTCCAACACTATCAAGTTCAACTGCGGTATTTACGGATGTCGCATTGAGCATTTGTGCTCCTGATGGCTTTTATTCAGACGGTTCTATAGTTAGAGAACAAGTTGGGTGCTCCCTGCTACCTGAGGTTATTTGTCCTTCCTGTGCGACTCCTTGTAATACCAATATAGCGGGTGTAGGTGGTCAGGGTATATACTATGTTGATAGTGATACAGGCACTTCTACGGGGGCTATCATTATTCGATTCCAACCATACGCAGTCCCTGATGGGATATTAGCACAACTTGGTCCGAATACATACAAT